TCACGTACTCGTAGCGCATGGCAGGGAACATCGAGACGGTGAAGTCGTGGCCGTAGCCATCGATGAAGCCGCTAAAGGCAGCGGGCACGTACACCGTTTTACCGTCCTTCTCGTACTTCCAGCGGCCGAGAGCGTCGACGCAGCAAGCCGCGCGGATGCACGCGATCTGCTGCTCGGTGAGCCCATCCCACTGCTCACTGAGCGGGTACGGCGCGTAGATCAGGCGGCCGTTCGGGAGCTTGATCCGGCCCCACTGGTCCAAAGTGGAGTGGGGCGGCTTCTGCCACCTCGCCTTCAGCAGTTCCGCCACCTGTTCCGGCGTGCCGCCGAGGAGCTTGGACTCGTTGATGACCTGGTCGATCAGTTTCAGGTAGTCGCTCATGTCTGTTCTCTTGGTTGGTAGGTAAGGCCGTGATCTCCGGGGAACGGCTCACGGTGTTGGTTCTTACCCGACAGGATAGCTGTCGGGATGCCGAACGGGTAGGCATCACAACGCAGGGTGTTCTTCAGGTCGCGGCGGGCGCAGGTGGCACAAGGCGTCAAGATCACGACACCAGCGCTCTTCATCCTTTCCTTGATGGTACTCATTGCAAGATCTCGATCTCGTAAACCTTCATCATCTGCCCTCCAATCTTATCCATGCGAATACCATGAACCACGAACACGGTCCCATGATCCATTATCAACTCTTTCTCAAACTCGTGACCAGGCAACAACCTCACCCTACCTTTTGGCACCATTATATCGTAGGCGATGCTGTTGGGTTTAACGAAAACATCAAGACTTGGGTTGATGGTAGTAGACACCATGCCCTCAAACATACATTCATCGCCGATCTCTAAACCTAGGTCATGATCTACTACTCGGAAGAGTCTCACCTCAACGTCGTTCATTGGCATCTGGTTGAGGGCCTGACGAACCTTACTAGTCTGTTGGGCGACACCATATTGCACGTAGGTATCAGGATCGCGCAATTGACGCAAGTACGCATTGATGCGTGTGTAAGAACTTCCAATGTAATCATCGACAGCGTCTCTCAGCTCACGAGGCACCGTGCCGTTGTACAACTTAAGCTGACGCTTCAAGAAGTCCTTGTTGACGCTGTCATGCCACGTGAGATCGTCAGTCCATTCCTGTGGGAAGCGTGGCCCATCAGGATATTTGAGCTCTTGTTCCAGCTGTTGCACCGTGAGCGGCGCGCCGGACTGGTCAAGCATGTCCTTCAGGCTGATGCCGTCTGCCTTCCACATCGCGTAGCGCGCGTCGCCGAGGATGGCTCGCTGCTCACCGCTCGACTTAGCGGCCAGCCAGTCCTCGTAGCTCAAGTCGCTGGCCACGGCTCCGTCCATGGAAGCGCGTGCCGTCGGCCCCATGGCTTCATCGAGTGTTCGAGCCAGCTTCTTGTTCTTCGTCGCTAGCTCTTCGAGCGAGCGGAGCACCGGGATCTGCGTCGACCTGCAATTGGGGTGGGCAGTGCTGCCGGGGTAACGCTTGTCATGGTTGATAGGTTCGTAATCAGGCAACGACCACGTCAATCCGTCGAGCCCTCGGCAGATCGTCGAGGTCCGATTGTCCAGCGTGCTAAGCCACTGAATCCCCTTCACGAGATCGAGGTTCTCCGCGTACATGTCGGTGCGTGCCGCGTTCGCGACTTCCATGACGGACGTGCGCACCATGGTACGGATCGAACCTCGATTGGCGGCAATCTTAGCGCTCGACATGACGTCGTCGATCATCTCGCCCTTGCTAGCGCCGGAGATCAGCCCTGTGCGGATCACCTGGCTGTAGGCGTCCGTCAGAATCGAGGGCTGGCGCTTCCAAAATTCCGACAGCGTCTGGCCTCCAAGTATGGACCGGTCGTCCAGGATCCGCTTCAGCGAGTTGGCGTTCAGGACCGGGTTGAAGACGCTGACGTTGACCATCCGGTTCAGATCGTTCGCAGCGCGGGCAGCCACGGCCCTGGCAATCGAGGACGCGCCATCACGGTTGGCCACGTAAGCCCTGCCGCTGAACTCGGCCATGATCTGCCGGATCTGATTCAGCGTTGAGATCGTGCGTTCGCGCGTGAACTTGGTAAGGTCCAAGCGACTGAGCTTCGCAACTACCTGCTCCTCGGCAGCGGCGAGCTCGGCCATGAGTTTCTGCGCGAGACCCTCGGCGCCTCGCAGCACGGTGACCTGCTGCGAAACATGGTCGTGGGCGATGGCGTCCGCGATGCTCACGCGCCAACCTCCAGGTTGGCGGAGGCGATGACCTGCACCAGGTGGTTGATCACGATGCTTGCCTTCACGGCGCGTTCCCCGTCGGCAAGACGGGCTTGTCCAGATTGTTTTCCACGGCTACGCGCTTGAGCTCCTCCTTCGTGTCGAACTCCTCGAAGAGACCGCGCCTTTGGATCTCGGCGTAGAAGAGCTCGCGACTGATCTCGCCTGCGATGCGCGCCTTCAGCAGGAAGTCGATCTCCTTGGCGTCCATGAGCGACAGCCCAAAGTTGGTATTGAGCTGGACGTCTACAGCATCAGGATCGACGACCTGGCCAACCCAGAGCCCGGCCACCACGAAGCTCTTCTCGATCGTGTCCTCGAGGCTGATGGCCATGGCCTGAAGGTCGCTGACCTTCTCGGCCGTGTCGATGCTCTTGGCCGTAGCAGTCGGGTTGCCAGGCTTCTGTACCATGAGGTCGGCGCCCATGACGTCCATGCGCGATTCCAGCGCGTCGAGGTCTGCCTGACCCTGCTCGAGCGCCTTGCCAGTGGGCTCGACCCACGAGATCTTAGCTGATGGGTCGCGACTCACGAACGCGTTGTCGACTGCGATTGTCTTGTTGACGTCGTTCTCATCGAACCCTGCGAAGTGCAGGAACGGCACGCGGGCGTAGTGGAGGCAGAGGTCCTGGTCGGACTGCGACTGGTAGTGCTTGAGGTTCAGCTCGGCCAGGTCCTCGAGCGGCGAGGTGCCTTCCATCGTGCCCTTCTTCGTGGCGTCGGCATAGGCCGTCATCAGCGGCACGATGCCGATGGGGTTCGGCGCCTCGGCGGTCAGCGTCCATTGCTCCTCGTTCTTGCCTTGGGCTTTCTTGCGCTTGTACTGCGCGATGGTATCGCGGGTCCACTGGTCCACGACCTCCCACTCGACGCCGTCGTCGTCCGTCTCGCAGGTCGTGATCTGAATCTCCTCCAGCACCTGTTCGCCGGTGATGCCCTTCACGTAGCGCCAGTAAGTGAGCGTGGTGGGATCGACACGGCAGAAATAGGGATGCACGTTCAGTTGCTGCTGCTGGGCGCGGTTCAGATCGGGTGGGAAAGAGGGGTTGTCCACGAGCCAGTGGGCGAGGCCGTAGCTGAGCTGGTCGGTGAGTGCCGATCGGCAGAACTGCGTCAGCGTCTGGCCCTGCCGATCGACGTCGTTCTCGATCACCTGGAGCTCGACCGGCATCTTGACGACCTGCACCGGGTCGCTGAACGGTTTTGCGCTGAGGACGCGCACGGTGCGCTTGAACGCGTTGTACAGTGTCGAGGTCTTGACGCGCAGCTCATGCTGGCCGATCGTCTCACGAGGCCAACGAGGTAGGTACTGGTTGCCTCGAGCGCGTAACGCCCTCGTGCCTCCCATCAGCGTCTGGGGCAGTTCCCACCCCTCCATCAGTTCCCTGTACTTAGGGTGTTGCTGGCCGATCGTGCTCATAGGCTTAGGCTCGTGAAGGTGTCGGTTTCAAGGGAGAGCTCGTAGGTGGCCTCGTCGAAGAGATGGTCCTCGGCTGAGGTGTCCACGCACTCGTAGTCAGTCTGGTCTCTCGGCAGCATCGGGATCTGCGAGCGGTAATCGCGGCAGGTCTCGACAGCGTACACGCCGGGCAGCTCCGGTCGATCGGGAAGCGCGTTCTCCAGGCCGGTGCGCAGGAAGCTCAGTCGACGGGCGCGAGAGCCAGGGCCTTTCGGCGCCGGCAGGAAGTAGACACCTTCCTTGGCCATCTCGTCGGCGATCGAGCGGTCGAAGCCGTTGCTCTTGTCGAAGATCGCGGAGTCGGCAGCACCAGGCTTGACGCGCGATTCGCCCCACTTCCTGACCTCGATCTCACGCATGGTCTTGGCAATCTTGGTGTTGGTCCAGCGAAGGCCGACGTTCGGCTGGCCGTTCGAGCCGTACAGCTCGTGCACGCGAATCTTGGAACCTGGTGGGAATACCCGATCCGTCCCGTCGCGCTGTCTGACCGGTGTGCCATCCGACTTGACCCACCAGCCGACGCTGAACGGACGGGCAGAACCCCAGTCGAAACTGCGCGTGATGGCCCAGTGATCGGGAATCTTGAACGGCTGGATGATGTGCTTGCGCTCGTCCCACAGGTCGTCCACCGCACCACCGGCGTTGATATCCCACGAGCCGTGAAGCCATGCCTTCCGTACGTTCGGGTCCTTGATCGCCTCGAGTCGGGCCACGTAGTCCGGGTCGGCCTTCAGCAGGTAGCTGTTCTCGTAGATCGAACCATGGATCGCCACTCGCTTGTTGCCGCGTGCGTCGCAGATCACCGTGCCTCGTGGACCGGCATTGATGAAGTAATCCTTCACCGCCCTGTGGCCAAGTCCAAAGGGATTTGTGGTGCTGGCGTAGATGCGCGGCATGTTGGCACGCGGCGATCGCCAGCAGGACTTCATCTGCTCGTAGCAGTCGAGCGTGGCCCACGACGTCAACTCCTCCCACAGGATGCAGGGGTACTCGTGACCGTGGTAGTCCCAGTAATCGTCGACCGTGCGCATCTGCCGGAAGAGCAACATCTCACCGTCTGGGAACACCCACTCGTACGCCGACTTGTTGAACTTCGCGCCAGGGAAGATGGAATAGAAGAGGCGCTGCGACTTGACGACGAGGTCAGACAGCTGCTTGTAGGTCTGGCGGAAAGCGATGCCACGCCAGTAGTCGCCGTACCCCTGGCCCACGTGTTGACCATATTTCGCGAGCAGCGCTTCCGTCTTGCCTGGCCCACGAGTCCCTTCATAGAGTACCTCAGGTATGGGACAGGTCAGGAAGAGGGATTGGGACCCTGGGAGTGGGGCCCATGCGACGCTAGCATCTTCGCGTGGTGCTGGGTTGCTAGCTGCAGCCATGCGTCTTCACCATCGGCCGACGGGATCAACATGACACCCGAGCGGCCGTTGCCCGGAGCCACGATCTGCTGCGTCTGCTCAGGTTTCCCGAAACCACGATCCAGGAGAGCGATGGCTGCGCTGACTCTTGCGTTCGGGTTGATGCGACGGTTCTGACAGATTTCCACCAGTGTCTGAACCGCCACAGCCGCTTCAGGAATGCACATGCCTTTGATCAGACGAGTGGCCTCTGCCGGCGTCATCTTCGCCGCCAGTTCCTGAGTGATAGTCGTGGAGAATTCGGACATGTTAAGCGTGATTATACGTCAACGCCAATCCCTTGTAAATCCGCAGTGCCCAAAGAGTTGAGAGGCCACTTCTCTTGACCTGCGTTTGCCTGGGATATCATGGCGGGGGCGGGGGAGTGTAGCCGGCGCTACAGGCTGGGCGTCGTAACGTCCCATGCCTGAGTATCCACCCACCCCTGGGGGGACGTAAATTACCCGGGTAAAAGAGCACAATATCAATAACTTGGAAAGGGGAATGTTATAATATAACATCCGTGGAACAAGCATGTTACGAGGCAGTTGAAGGGTGAGCCCTTGAAGTCACTTTGGACAGCGAGCCTCAGTCCTCTGGCAGCGTCGGGCTGTTCTCGATCCAGGCCAAGGGCTTCAAGCACATCGCCTTGGCACTGATCTTCCAGTGTTCTGGATCCACTGGAGCATCCTTCCAGGTCGAAGGATCGCTGTAGAGGTACCCATCGGTGACGATATCAGACGTCAGATTCTCTCTCGCGAAGCACTCTCGCAGTTCTTCACACACTGTCGTCGGGCCGAAGTCCTGCACTCGACAGCTGACGGCTCCATGCTCGAGATCACACTCGATGTTCAGGTGGTCAAACCTGAAATTCCTGATGAAATGCGCGATCACATTCTTGAGCCATGCTTTGGCGTCTTCACGATTCTTGGCGTTGTCGTTGTGGCGATCGTGAACAGTTCTCAGCTTGATCTTGATCCCGTCAGGTCGCAGTTCGATGTAGAATCTCGTGACCGCAATCGCCTTGTACTCTTCCAAGAAGACGACCCCTTGCAGCAAGGTGTTCACCAGGTTGCGCAGTTTCTTCTGTCTAGTATTCAGTTTCATGCTATCACCAGCTTCCAGCGAGCTCGCACGACTACCTCGGCATCGGTCTCGATTGAATCGTCTTGTGCCCGGTAGCGGCCCAACGCGATTCTCCAGTACCTGCCATCTCCTTTTGGACACAGCCGGTCACCGATGATACGCCGGCGATGCCAGTCACCCGTCAAGACTTGAACTGCCTGGCCATGGAGAGGGCTCATCCTGATTCCGAGTTTCTGGAGCATCTCTCCATGGCTAATCAAGCATTTGAACGTGCTCTCCTCCACTGTGTACCCGGCCTCGTTCACGCCCATCAGAACACCGTTGTAGTACGAGTGCGAACGGTCGACGAACCATCCTGGCAGCGAGGCGAACCCGCAGAACTGGGGATGGATGAGGATCACGAGGTGAACCTCGTTGCAGTCCAAGTGGCGATGTCCCAGATGAAGGCGCTTTCACCTACCAGTATGATCATCGTCGCCTCCTTCGTGGAGGCGACGAAAATCCTCCACCATCCGGATATAGTGCCCAACGCAGGAAACGATTTCACCCGTCCTCCTGTGCCGGTAAGATCTGAACGCGTCTC